TCAAATGGTCGTTGGTCAGTTGAAAAGTTCAAAGGACTTCTATTTGCAGTTGAAAGAGATGCTAACGCAATCGGTCAACAGACAAGAAGAGGGAAAGGTAACATCATCATTACAAGTGCTGACGTTGCTTCTGCTTTACAAATGGCTGGTGTTTTAGATTACACTCCAGCGTTATCAACTAACTTAAACGTAGATGATACATCAACAACTTTTGCTGGTGTGTTAAACGGCAGATACAAAGTATATGTAGACCCATATGCAGCTAACGTATCAGCTTCACAATACTACATTGTTGGTTACAAAGGTTCATCACCTTATGACGCAGGTATGTTCTATTGCCCATATGTTCCACTACAAATGGTGAGAGCAGTTGGCGAGAACACATTCCAACCAAAAATTGGATTTAAGACTAGATATGGTATCGCTTCCAACCCATTCCACACAGGAACAGTGGCTGCAAGTACTGACGGAAGTATCGCAATTACAGCGAATACTAACAAGTACTATAGAAGAGTTAAAGTATCTAACTTAATGTAATCTCGATTACAATTTTATTCGAAAGGGGCGCTTCGGCGCCCTTTTTTATTTCTACTAAATAGTATTATGAGTAGTATTTCAAGACAACCAACAACATTGGACTATGCAAGTCCAACACAATTTAAGTTTGGAATTACTCAACTTCCAAAGGTTGAGTTCTTTGTGACAAACTGTAACTTACCAGGCATTACACTTGGTGAGGCATTTATGCCTACACCTTTAAAACAAATACCTATGATGGGTGATGAATTAACATTTGATAATCTTACTATTGGATTTCAAGTAGCAGAAAATTTCGAAAACTACATCGAACTACACAATTGGTTACTTGCGATAGGATTTCCTAAATCTAGAAAACAGTTTTCTGATTTTAGAGCAGTAACATCAAACACTCCAGCCGCAACAAGAGGGGCAGTTTTATCTGGTACTGATATTGGTCAAACAAGTGAACGAACACCTGCCAATGCAATGTTTTCAGATGCAACATTAACATTACTATCTAATAAAAACAATCCTTTAGTCGAAGTAAGATTTCAAGACTTATATCCCTTGTCTCTTTCAGCTTTAGATTTTACTCAAGAAGATACAGACGTTACATACTTAAAAGCAACTACAGAATTCTCATATAAATATTATGAAATAGTAACCCTATAAAAGGAATTATATAATGCACAATGATTTGTGGAAAGATGTTAAAAATCTTTCGAGATACGACAACTATATTGAACTTGAACTTTTTGAATATGAAATTCTTAATGACCTCTTTTCTAAAATCCAAACAGTTAAGTATAATGGTGGTGGAGCCAATCTAGATTTTTTCTTAGGACAATATGGTAATAATATTACTTCATGTGTCAATATTGAAAGAAACATCATCAATCGAGATGGTATAGATATTCTACAAACAATAGAACACTATAAACAAAAATACAACTATGAAGGCAGTTATCATTTTGACAATAGAGATGCATTACTTAATCCAATATTTAATTATTATTATGATTGTGTGTGTGATTGCATAGGCCCCGAAAAAGTTAATTATGAATTTATCAATCCCCCAAAATATTATGTTCTTTATCATTATGCAAAGATAGAAAACTTTTCATGGATAACAGAGTTTGATAAAAAAATACCTTTACAGTTTGCAACAAAAAATCTTGCAATGTTTAGTCACATAGAAACTCCGATTTATAGAAATTATCACAATACAAATAAAGTTAAAAGAAAAAGAATGACTGTTAACTCTAGAGAAGTGCCTGTACTGACAAATGGACGTGGTGATTAATTAACCCTTGACAAGACACAAGATATAGTATATATTTTAAAGCAAAGGAACTAATATAAAATGACATTAGATGAATTAAAACAAATAGTTTACAAAGAATTACCAGTCAATAAAGACCATTTAGATACAGAGGCTTTAAGAAATCAAGATTTGTATGCTAAGTTTATTGATTACAAAACTAACTTTGAATTTTTACTTGCAAAAGCAAAAGGTGAATACAAAGTTTTATACAGAGAAAAGTGGGAATATTATGGTGGAAAAGCAGATGCCAAAATATATGTAACAAAACCTTTTGATTTAAAGGTATTAAAAAATGATTTACATGTTTATATTGAATCAGACAAAGAAATTATTGATGCAGAAAATAAAATAGTTTACTTAGAAACTACAACAAAATATATTGATTATGTTTTAAAATCTATTTCGTCTAGAGGTTGGGATATAAAAAATGCTATTGAATGGAAAAAATTTGAAGCCGGAATGGTTTAATACTATTCAACAAATGAGAAATGAAGAAATTGATTTTCTCTATCAAATGGTTGAACAAACGGAAGGTGATATTCTAGAGATAGGTATGGGCAGTTCTACTTTTGCTTTTTTAGATGCTACAAAAGATACAGATAGAAAAGTTTATTCCATAGACTTAAAAGACAAACTAAAAGAACATTACGATTATATACCTAAAGATTATCTAGATAGACTTACATTTATTGAAACAAACTCACATGACTATTACTTAGAGAAAATTAATTTTGAAATGTTATTAATCGATGGTGACCATACATTTACATCTGTTCGTAGAGATTCATTAACATATTGGAATAATGTTGTTGATAATGGTATTATATTATATCATGATTATAACCTTGATAGTGTTTCAAGATTTGTAGATTCTATGGTATCATTAGAAATGGCAACACTACATAGTAAACAAAACAATTTAGTTGCATTACAAAAAATATGATTTTTATTCACAGAGTAAACGATGTCCACTTAATGGTTGAATGTGAAATTCATGTCGCAAGAGAACTAAGTACATTTTTTGAATTCGAAGTACCTGGTGCCAAATTTATGCCAGCATTTCGTAATAGAATGTGGGATGGTAAGATTCGTTTATTTTCAATTAAGACAAATAAAATTTATGCAGGGTTGTTATCATACCTAGAAGATTTTCTAAAAAAGAATAATTTAGAGTATGTTCTTCATGAGGGGGTTACCGAAAATGTAAAGTCTATTAATGTAGAAGATGTTCAAGGTTTTATTAGTTCATTAAATATACCTTTTGAAACAAGAGACTATCAATTCAACTCAATCTGCACAGCAATTGAAAATTCTAGAAGATTATTTGTAAGTCCAACTGCATCTGGTAAATCATTTATCATTTATTGCTTAGTTCGTTATTATAAAATGATGAATAAAAAAATATTAATTTTAGTACCAACAACTTCTTTAGTAGAACAAATGTCAAGTGACTTTGTATCTTATGGTTGGAAAGAAGAACACATACATAAAATTTATTCTGGTCATGATAAAGAATCAGATAAACCTGTTACAATTTCAACTTGGCAATCTTTATACAAATTACAAAAGAAATACTTTAGTCAATATCAATGTATCTTTGGTGATGAGGCTCACACATTTAAAGCAAAGTCTTTAACAAGCATTATGGAAAAATTAGAAGACTGTCCTTATCGTTTTGGATTTACAGGCACACTTGATGGCACACAAACTCATCGATTAGTTTTAGAAGGATTGTTTGGTAAAGTTGAAAAAGTTATTACTACAAAAGAATTGATAGATAAAAAAACACTTGCAGAATTAACAACAAATTGTGTTGTCTTAAAACACAAAGAAGAAGAATGCAAACAAATCAAAGATTATACATATGCTGAAGAGATAAGTTATCTCGCAGGTCATATTCGAAGAAATAATTTTATTACTAATCTGTGCAAAACTTTACCAGGTAACACACTATGTTTATTTCAACTAGTAGAAAAACATGGAAATATATTATACGATATGTTAAAAGGTGATAATACCTATTATGTTTATGGTGGAACAAGCGCTGAAGAAAGAGAGAAGATAAGAGAAAATGTCAATTCATCAGATAATTCTATTATTGTTGCGTCTTATGGCACTTTTAGCACTGGTATTAATATTCCTAACCTTAACAATATCGTGTTCGCATCACCAAGTAAAAGCAGAATACGGGTGTTACAATCGATTGGCCGTGGATTGCGTAGAAATGGAACTAAGAATTCCGTTCTAATATACGATATCTGCGATGATTTGACATACAAATCTAAGAAGAATTTTACGCTAAGACACTTTGAAGAAAGAATAAATATATACAATGAGGAAAGTTTCTCATATAGGATAGACGAGGTAAAAATATGACACAACAAATAATTAAATTTAATACTGGTGAAGAGATTATCGCTGATATAGTTAAATTTGATAAAGACTATTTTACAATTAAAAATCCAATGAAGATGCAGACAATCCCTAAAATGACTAGAGAGGGAGTTATTGAATCATTATCATTAAACAAATGGATGCATCCTTATACAGAACAAGCAGTTTGTAAAATTAGAAAAGATACTATTATTACAATAGTTAATGCTTCGGATGGTATGAAACTTTTCTATAACAGACAAATGGATATTGCAAATAAAAATCCTATGAAACTAGGATATTCCACAGTTGAAGCAAGTGATTACGAAAATAAAGATTTTGCAAATGAAAAAGAAGATGATTGGGATGAGAGCGAAATTAAAAAGTTTTTAGATGCAGTTAAACCTACTCAACATTAATACTCTATCAGGCACATAACCTATTATAAGAGCATTAATGAAAAAGTCAAGGGTTAAATTAATTTTTATTACCTTGACAAATAGTGTTAACTATGATAAAAATAGGAGAACAAAATGGCAGATGAACAATTAAAAAAACTAGAAGAGTTAGAAACTAGACTTGAAGCTCTAGAAACTAACGACCTGTCAAATGAGTATGTCGAAGAAATTAGAGATGATATAGAAGAACGACTTGAAAATATTGAAGACAAGATTGACGAATTGTTTCAACTAATTGATAACTTACCTGCTGAAGGTTTAGGTATATACAATGTTGATGAAGAAACAACTGACGAAGACGAAGAAGAATACAATGTCGATGAAGACTTAGACGATGTTACTGCAAAAGACGAATTCGGCAATTAACAATTATAATTAAGTACTGGCGCCGTGCAATGCGGCGTCATTGAAAAAGGATGTGAACGTGAAGAAAAAAACCATACACTATGTCGATAATAAAAAACTTTTTGAAGAGATGCAAAAGTTTAAAGATAAATGTAAAGAGGCAGAAGGTGTTGGCGAACGAATGCCACCAGTACCTCATTACATAGGCGAATGTTTTTTAAAGATTGCAAATGGTTTATCTTTCAGACCAAACTTTATTAACTACACTTACAAAGACGAAATGGTATCAGACGGTATTGAGAATTGTCTTCAATACATTTACAACTTCAATCCTGACAAATCAAAAAATCCTTTTGCATATTTTACACAAATAATCTATTATGCTTTTGTTAGAAGAATACAAAAAGAAAAAAAACAAACTCATATCAAACATAAGATTATTGAAAAAGAAGAATATCGTACTCATGATGTTTTACCAATAGACACAACAAATTATAGTATTCACGGATTTGATGCTACAGTTATGTTGCCTGATGAACCTGTGTACAAAACAAAAGAAAAAGAAAAAGAAGAAAAAACTCCAGCAGGTTTAGAGAACTTTATGGAAGAACCTAAAAAATGAAAGTAGCAATTATTGCTGATACTCATTTTGGTGCAAGAAATGATAATACTTTTTTCTTAGATTATATGCTTCAATTTTATGAAGGTATATTCTTTCCTTACTTAGAAAAACATAATATAAAAACTGTTATTCATTTAGGTGACCTAATGGATAGACGTAAATATGTTTCATTTAAAACTGCAAAAGAATTTAGAGAAAGATTTTTATTTCCATTAGAACATTTAAAAATTGATTTCCATTGTCTTGTTGGTAATCACGATGTATTTTTTAAAAACACAAATGATGTTAACTCATTAAAAGAACTAATACATGGTAAATCAAATCGTATTCATATTTACGAAGATGCTACGGAAGTTACTTTTGATAAATTAAAAGTTTTACTATTGCCATGGATTAATGTACAAAATGAAATTTATGCTGAAGGAATGATTCAAGAAACAGATGCTAGTATAGCAATGGGTCATTTAGAAATAAAAGGTTTTCAAATGAACAAGGGAGTTGTAAGTGACCATGGTCAAGACAAAAAAATCTTTGAAAAATTTGATACTGTATTTTCAGGTCACTTTCATCACAAATCAGATGACGGCCAAATTTATTACTTAGGTGCTCCTTATGAAATTACTTGGTCTGATTATAATGACCCAAAAGGATTTCATATCTTTGATACTGAAACATTACAGTTAGACAGAATTATTAATCCTATTAGAATGCATGAAAAGATTTATTATGATGATTCAAATACACTTTATGAAAATCATGATGTATCACAATACACAAACAAGTTTGTTAAATTAATTGTTGTTAATAAAAAAGATTTATATCAGTTTGATAGATTTATGGAAAGACTAATGAAAGCAAATTGTCATGAAGTAAAAGTTATTGAAGACTTTTCAGATTTACATGCTGATACTGTACCAGATGACATTGTTAAACATGCAGAGGATACAACAACACTATTAAACAAATATGTAGATGAATTAGATATTACTCTTGACAAAGATAGATTAAAAAGAATAATGCGTGGTTTATACAACGAAGCTCAGGATTTAGAATTATGAACAGAGTTAGAGATTTTTGGATTGATAGTTACAAAACAAATGTGACAGCATTTTATCTAGAAATGCTAAGTGCATTTAGTGTTATGATTGGTAGTGCAATATTAACATTTACAGTATTAGAACCAAGACCAGATATCTTTATGCCATTTTATTGGGT